GTTCTCAACATCAATGTTGGCAGTTAATTTTAATTAATTAATTTTATAATTTGAAGGGGTCTCGAAAGAGGCCCCTTCTTTTGTTTATAAATACACATATGAGTAACTTAACCAGCAATTATAATTTTCTTTCACCAACAGGATTTAAGTTGGTTGTGAATCATGATCGATTAGCTAATTTGGAATACTTCGCCACAAGTGTGACGCTTCCATCCTTTAACACTGGAGTCGTTGATCTTAATAGTCAGCAACATAAAGGATATGTTCAAGGCGATATGACAATGGACGAATTATCTTTGAGAGTTGCCATTGATGAAGATATGAAAGTTTATACTGAGATGTTTGAATGGATGATTGAAAGTAGGGATGAAAAACTAATATCATTTGATGCAACTTTAATTATCATGACCAGTCATAACAATCCTAATAGATCTGTTCAATTTAAAAACATCTTTCCAGTAAGCATGGGCTCTCTTGAATTTAATACTCAAAGCAGTGACATTGAATATCTTCAGGCTGATATCTCGTTTAGATATGATGAGTTTAAATTCGTATAAATAATACCATATGATGAGTTTAAATGATATTTTAGAATCTTGGAAGAAAGATTCGGTGATTGATGAGCATGCTTTAGATGATGTAACTATTCAGACATCTAAACTACACGCTAAGTATCTTGAAATCTTCACACTGTCTAAGTTGCAGTTGAGGAAGAAAGAGATGGATCTGGAGCAAGTTCGAAAGGATAAGTGGCTTTACTACACAGGAAAGATGACACAAGGAGAGATGGATAAAAGAGGATGGTCATATGATCCATTTCAAGGTATGAGTAAACCTCTTAAATCAGAGATGGAAATGTACTATAGCACTGATGTAGATATCGTTAAAGTAAGATCTGGTATCGAATATCAGAAAGCCATTACTGATTCCCTTGAAGAGATTATGAGTAACATTCGATGGAGACATTCACACATCAAGAATATAATTGATTTCCGTAAGTTCACATCTGGAATGTAATTCAACATACCTTCTAGAGCCGATTAAAGAATCTTTACATTAATCTATTGATGATTAAGTATCCTTGTTAATTTGATCATAGTCATTCCTGTTCTGCTTTGATTTGATTATATCAATTATAATAGAATGTCAAGTTATGTCAAGATGATATCGAAGATTCCGCAGGAAAGATTAGAAATATATAGATACTATGATTAATGTAGAGAAAAAGAATGAAGCCACCTTATATTTGGGTTCAGAAGACTCAGGCATATTGATGGAAATTTCGGAGTTCTTTACATTCTATGCACCTGGGTATAAATTCATGCCTAGCTATCGTAATAAGATGTGGGATGGAAAAGTGCGTTTATATAATCGTATGAACAGTACCATTCCATCAGGTTTATTGAATGAGGTGCTTCAGTTTGCGAAGGATAGGAGTTATCAAGTGAATCTTTCGCCAGACATACAGAATAGATTCTCTTATGATGAAGAGTTTATTGATGGATTGTCACTCTGTAGTGGAGGTAATCCTATTAAGCCTAGAGACTATCAGAAGAGAGCATTTGAATTTGCTACTGATAATGGTAAGGCTATCCTAGTTTCTCCAACTGGTTCGGGTAAATCTCTTATCATCTATATGCTGATCCGATACTATTTACAAGAGGAGCTTGATAAAAAAGTTATAATCGTTGTTCCCACAACATCTCTGGTCGAACAGATGTATAAGGATTTCGCTGACTACTCAAGTGATGATCCAGACTTTGATGTTGAAGAGGATGTTCATAGAATCTATTCTGGTAAAGAAAAGACATTTGATCAATCGGTTCTTATCACAACTTGGCAGAGTGCTGTTAAACTTCCCACATTGTGGTTTGAACAATTTGGATGTGTCATTGGAGATGAGGCTCATACATTCAAGGCTAAGTCACTCACAACTATCATGAGTAGATTAGTTAATGCTGAGATGAGAATTGGCACGACTGGAACTTTAGATGGTGGTCAAGTCAATGAATTAACACTCACTGGTAATTTTGGTCAAGTGTATAAGGTAACGACTACACAGTCTCTCATTAAATCTGACACACTCGCCGACCTCAAGATTCAATCCCTTGTGCTTAAATATAGTGATAAAGTTAGAAAAGCATTTGGTAAGCAGACATATGCTGATGAAATTAGTTTCATTGCTGCTCACGAACAGAGAAATAGATTCATCACCAACTTAGCACTTGATCAAACAGGTAATACTCTAGTTCTTTATAATCTCGTGAAGAAACATGGAGAGCCTCTATTCAAACAGATAAGAGATAGGGCTGGTAAAAGGAAAGTCTTCTTCGTATCTGGATCAGTGAATGCTGAAGAAAGAGAGAAGATTCGTACAGTGACAGAGAAGGAGAAGAACGCCATAATTGTTGCAAGTGTGGGTACATTCTCCACAGGAATTAATATTCGCAATCTTCATAACATTATATTTGCATCACCATCTAAATCACAGATTCGGGTTCTTCAATCCATTGGTCGAGGTTTGAGAAAGAGTGAGAATGGTCAGGGGACCGTTGTGTATGATCTAGCTGATGATCTATCTTGGAAGAAGAGGAAAAACTACACACTAAATCATGCGGTTGAAAGAGTAAAGATTTACAATAAAGAAGGTTTCAGTTACGAAATACACGAAGTACCTCTATTATAAATATAGATGAATATATTATGAAAGACATTTTAGAAAAGATACTGGAAACAGAGATATTTACATATCGGCTTACCGATGGAAGTTACATCGTAGCCGAAGAGTTGGAATCTGATAATAATGTCACATATGTTGCACTTCCTGCACAGATAGTTTACACCGATGATTATCACTTAACAAATTGGAATATCACATCAGCATATGATCTAACAGAACTTAACTGTTGTAATATAGTAAGTCGCGCCGACGCCCCATTTGAGTTAAAAGCGCATTACATGAAATATTTGATGATATGTAGATCAAATCAAGATGAGGTCGATGAACGAATGAAATCACTATTTGATATGGATGATGATATTTTTGGTGAACTCGATGAACAAATCCCAATTGAGCATTCTAATCGATTCAATTGGAAGCCTGAGAACAATTAGAGTATTTCTTTTCAATCATGATGCGAAGATTAAACTTTAGTCTTTACATTTCAGTTAAAATCTATATTATAGTATATAATGAAACGTAAACCACAACACTATGTAAATAATAAAGAATTTTCTCAAGCAGTAGTCGATTATGTAACTTCCGTAGTCGAAGCAAGAGAGGATGAAAAAGATGAACCTAAAGTTACCAATTATATTGGTACGTGTTTCTTAAAGATAGCGGAAGGACTATCACATAAACCTAATTTCTTTTCATATACATATCGTGAAGAGATGGTTATGGATGCCGTAGAGAATTGTATCAAAGCAATTATGAACTATGATATCAAGAAGGCAACAAGAACGGGATTGCCGAATGCTTTCGCTTATTTCACACAGATTAGTTTCTATGCTTTCCTTCGAAGGATTGCAAAAGAAAAGAAACAACAAGAGATCAAAGAAAGATACATTGATTACGCAGGAGCAGATGCCTTCGCTGACTTTGGTGGTAATTGTGATTCGGAATTCATAGTAGATCACATCAGACAAAAATCACAAAGGATTAAAGAAAGAGATAATCTGGTTAAGGAATTCGGTAAGAAGACTAAGAGAAAAGAAAGAGCAAAGAAGAAAGTTATTGACTCTTTCGAGAATTTCTATATTATAGTATAACTATATGAAGATAGCAGTTATTAATGATACTCATGCGGGCATCAAAAATGGTTCAGATACATTTCTTGATTACGCTGAAAGTTTTTATACCAATACGTTCTTTCCTTATTTGAAAAAACATGGTATAAAAAAGATATTACATCTTGGTGATTACTTTGATCATCGTAGGTTTGTGAACTTTAAGGTTCTTAAAAGAAACTACGAACATTTCATTTCCAAGTTAAATGAGTATGATCTTACAATGGATATCATACCTGGCAACCATGATGTGTATTACAAGA